TGTTCTTTCGATAACAAACTCTGACCCATTAGGAGCCATCCCATAAGTGCCAATAGACTTGTTGAATTTAATCACCGCAGCCTGTTGTCCACCAATATTAATTTGTTCTTTAGAATAACCTTTGCCTTTACGATTTTTGAGCTTCTTTTCTTTGTTTAAGGCTTGGTCAACTTTCTTTTCAAGAAGGTTAAGTGCATTCCTAAAGCTTAGGCTCGGTCCTTTGTTCTTTGCTCCTGATCCTGACATTGTATAAGTAATAAGAAAGCAGAGTAGTAATTTTAGTAATAATAATAATAATGATAATATATAGATAATAATCTATCTTGAAAATGGTAAATTTTCAACAAGAACTGACATTTCCACATAGTTCTTGCTGTTGTTTTGCTCTAAATTAGATAGTGATATTTGTGAAAAACGCTTCTCCAGCATCAATTGTGTATCAGGAAGTATTCCAAAAGCAAGCCAATAAGAATATCGTGATCTGTCAGATATATCATTTGAACCTCTTTCCACTCTTGGAACCATTCGATAAAAACCGCTGTTTTCAAACCCGTTTAATGTCGTATCACATTTTCCAACCTTCATCTCACATCTCGGGAACATTGTGTAAAAGGATTGCCAACAAGGAATTCCGCAAGTCAATGCCGATCCTCCATGTGACATGGCGTTATACCATACCGCTTTAGTTTTCCAATTATCACTAATATTTAATAGGCAGCATAAATCTTTTGCCATTGCAACCCTAGGGTCACGGCACATTCTATAACCAACACCATCAAAGACTGGTTGAGTTTGGCAAAAAGAAATTTGTTCAAATTCATAAACTGGTTTATCCATTTTCATTGTGTATCCACATTTAGTAAAAAATGTGTCGAGATTTTTCACAACTAGGTTCAATAAATTAGATTCAACTATTAATATACAGTCGTCTCCATTGTTTGCTAACCTAAACTTACTAATTCCCAGTTGCTTACAGAATACATAAACCATTCCGCACATTATCAGGCAATTCCCACTGGAAGTATTCATGTCACCTGACATTCTACTTCCATTTGTTTTATATTTAACCTTTCCGTCCTGAACATATGCGGTTCCGTCATTGAATAATTGCCATTTCATTAATCGTTTAAGTTGTCTTTTAGATGTTGTCATCATCTGCCATATTTTCTGTTCCCACATGAGCATTTCCACAGAACAATGTTGGTCAAATCGACTTGCATCCAATCCAAT